GAACTTTGTTTAACTTCGGTGGAGCAGTTGCAGCTGGTGAATTTGTGCGGGCTAACGTTAAATACTTGCGTATCACTAATAAGGATGATACCAACACAGTCAGTATAAACATACGAGGTAATGCTACAAATTGTTGGGTAGAGGTTGAACCAAGTGGTAGTTTCATGTTAACCACAGCATCAACGATGATGGAAGCGGATGATGATACCACCGTGGCAACCCCAGTATTAGAAGATCTTCAGATTATCAGTGCTTATTCTGCAAGCGGCGCAGATCTTGATTGCTATATAGCATTGACATGATAACTAGACCAGCTAAACAGCGTGATTATAGCGCAGACAGAAAGAAACCCGGTGGTTCTAACGCAGGTAAATACCCAGGGGTTAAGAGCTTCGCAGGCCCATCTGGAGGTGCTCCAAAAGGATCATATCCAATTAACACAAGAAAAAGAGCTAAAGCTGCGTTAAGCTATGCTCATAACGCACCAAATCCTAGCGGTATTAGGAAAGCGGTACACCGTAAATATCCCAGCTTAGGAGGATAGCATGACCAAACCAAGACGATTAACACCACGTCAGGCAGAGCATAGAGCAAGAGTTCATGCATCTCCCGAATGGGCGGCTAAACAAGAAAGGGTAAGAGCAGCGCATAGAACTAAAGTGCATGCGTCTCCTGAATGGGCGGCTAAAAAAGCAGCTGCTGCAGCAAGAAGGGCGGCGGGGATCCCACCCAAACCCAAGAGACCTATTATAGCTGACCCGCCACGAGGTGGACCCTCTACCAATAGAGGAGATTACTCTGCGCCCTCGGGCGGTAGAGGAGGTTATTCTGGACCCCCTAAAGGCAGAGGCGCACACGTTGGCACTCTAGGTGGAGATAGGCCGAGTGGTGGCAAAGGCCAGATGTTTGGTGGTAAAGGTAAGGGCGGTAGGGGAATTGCTAGCGCCATGAGGGGTAGTACTGATGATAAATATCAAGGTCGTCCTAGTTAGGAGGTAGTTATGCCAATTGTAGGAAAGAAACATTTTGATTACACACCAGAAGGTGTGAAAGCGGCTAAACAAGAATCTGCCGCTACTGGGAAACCAATGAAGAAGAAGGCTAAAAAGAAGAGTATTGCTAATGCAATGAAGGGTGCATCATATGGTGCTCATTCGTAAAAAATGGCAACGCCAAACCTTATAACAGGCATCCAGAGGATACTGACGCTTAACGGTTCTTATACTTATTCAGATTTGTTAGCCTACATGAATGCGGGCACTACTGGAACCACTACAGAAGTAACGGAAATATCTATAGGTACAGGTGATCCTATTTGGCATGGTGTGCGGGTTGGGGCATCTAATGGTGGCTACTTTAATGGCGACAAAACGTCGACATTGGTGGCAACGATAGGTGCCGGAGACCTGATCATTGAGGCCACGCCTGTATCCCTAACAACTTGGCCTGCGCCGGGTTATATACAGATTGGTTCTGAGGGTATATATTATACTTCTATCAACCCATCGAACACCAGCGCGAGTGGTAATGACGAGTTTGTTATACCAGCGGTCGGTGGTCGAGGATGGGCCGGTAGCGCAGCTACCCATACAACCCCGCTAACTATTACAGAACTAAACCCTTGGTTTGTTACATATATCACGAGAGATATTAATGCTGGTATTATGCGTGTCATTTATCAAGCTAGTAGATGGACAAGAGCTGCATATGCGGCGCCAGACTTAGGAGACGGTATTTGGACGCAGGATAGATCTATTGGTACTGGATTCGTTTCCTCATATGAGATGGTGGAGACTACTGACACATGAGTCTTGCTATGGCGTTGTCAAACGGTTTGCCAAAGGAAGAGATACGTGCTCTACTATTATCAGAAATGCAACGACGCGTGGAAACGCGGAAGACTCGCTGGACGGCGCTCGACGGTCCACAGAAGAAGTTTGTTAATAGTGAGCATCCTCATATACTGTTTGGCGGAGCGCGAGGAGGTTCTAAAAGTGTTGGAATGCTTTTAGCGTTTCGCAAGCATGCAGAGAAATACGGAAGGGAGGCGCAAGGTCTTCTGTTCCGCAGAACGTTTCCAGAAACGGGGGAACTCGTTAAGCTGGGTCAGTATGTCTTCGTACAGGAAGGTTGGGAATGGAAAGTCGGGGAGCGAAAATGGGTCTCTCCCAGCGGGTCTGTACTACAACTAAAACATCTTGATGAAGACGCTGATGCTATGAAGCTGCAGGGTTTTTCCGTAACTTTCCTAGGCTTTGACGAACTTGGCAACTGGCCGTCGTCCGATCCTATAGATTTGCTCGGGGCTACTATGCGTTCGGCTGCCGGCGTACCGGTTCTATTCAGGGCATCTGCTAACCCAGGCGGGCCAGGACATGGTTGGGTAAAAGAGCGATACATCGACGTTGATGATAAGAACAGAATATTCATACCATCCAAGATTCAAGACAACAAACCACTCATGGATAATGATCCTGGTTATATTGAAAGGATAAAAGGTAGTGGACCTCCATGGCTAGTTAAGGCTTGGTTAGAAGGTGACTGGAACATAGCTCCGGGAGCTTTCTTCGAAAACGTTTGGGATCCATCTATACACGTTGTTGAACCTTTTGATGTTCCGCTAGAGTGGCGAAGGTGGAAATCTTACGACCATGGATACAAATCCCCAGCTGGATGCGTCTGGTTCACACAAGACTATGATGGTATAATCTATATCTACAGAGAGCGTTATTGGAGCTCTAAACCGAACAAGGGAAGTGAAACACCAATAGAAGATATCGCAAGGGGGATTTTAGATCTTGAACAAGATGAGCGTGCGCAACGCGTTAGATTCAGAAATAATGTGGCGGACTCGGCGATATTTATGCGAGACGGTCGTCAGAAGAGTGTTGCAGACGTATTTGCTGATTATGGTATTATGTGGGAGGCTAGTTCGAAGGGCCCCGGATCTAGAGTTCAGGGTTTACAAGAAATGGTTGATAGACTCAATAGTGGGACTCTCAAGGTATTTAATACTTGTCAGCACTGGTTGCGCACGGTGCCTTCCTTACCTGCTGACCCTAAGAGGATTGAAGATATTGACACGAGCGCGGAGGATCACCTCTTTGACGCAACGAGATACGGACTAATGATGAAGAGAGCCAGGAAACTAAAACCTAAACCTAAGGTAACAGGGCCAGCTAAGTTTACAATGGATTGGTTTGATCAACTCGATGAACTGTATGAGATATAGCAATGGAAGATTTAAGCTTAAATAATATTAACCCAAATGCTAACGTGGGCATCCCTGCAGATGCGAAGGGGTTAATTAGAAAGTATCAACAGAATGTAGAGCTTTCTTATCAAAAATGGAAAGCTAGATACAAAGAGATAGAGTCTGCTCGGCGTTATTCCCTTGGGCGGTTGAATGATAGAACAATGGGTATGAGTTCAGAACAGTTATTCAGCCAAAGCAAAAGATTGATTAAGGGTAACATTATCCACGCTACACTGCAGGGTTTGTTGCCGCACATTTATTCGAAGAACCCTGAAATCAAGATACGACCTGGTTTAAATGTTGACCCACAGGGATCTCAATATAGAGTGGCAGATCTATTCTCTAACACTTTGGAAATTATACTTAATGAGTCGCTAACGAAGGCAAAGCTAAAAAAGATTGCAAAACAAGTCTTGCGTTCTTGTATGACCAGCAAGATTGGTATAGTGAAAGTAACGTATCAGAGAGATTACTACAAGGATCCACTGATCAGTAGAGAGTTTAATGACGCGCAAGATAGTTTAGCAAAAATACAAGATGACATACGTCAACTAGAATCTGGTGATGGATACTATGGCGATAAAGACGAACTTGTAGAAGAAATAAAAATGACAATAAACTCTTTATCACAGAGGGTTGAGGTCATGCAGCAAGAGGGTTTAAATCTAGGATTTGTTCGTCCTGAAGATTTTAGAATGGATACTTCTCTTGATTCTTTACAAGATTATAATTCTGCGCGGTGGATAGCTAATGTTACTTGGATGACCCCTTCGGATGTAATGGAGCGTTTCCAACTGACTAAGAAAGATATTGAAAAATATACTATATACCGCAGAACGACAGAGGGAATTGCAAATAGATTAAACAAAGATAGCGCATCTTACAGTGGAGAAGAAGATGTTAATTTAGCTATTGCTGTGTGGGAGTATTGGGATAAGACAACTCAAACCGTGTATACCTGGTGCGAAGGTAGTGACAAGTGGTGTAGAGAACCTATGGTGCCAACAAAGATGGGCGAGCGATTCTTTCCATACTTTGTTCTTGGTCTCAACTGGATTGATGGGCAAGAATGGCCAGTATCTGAGACAGAGTTAATGATGAGTTTGCAAGATGAGTACAATACTGTACGTGATCAATTAGCAGAGCATAGGAAGTTATCAGCTCCATTCTATGTAGCGGATGCGTCTCGTGTGAACGAGGAAGATATAGAAGTTTTTAGTAACGCAACTATTGGTGAGATTGCTATGATTAACGCATCTGGTTTAGGTGTTAATCAGGTTTTCCAACCCGTGCAGACTCCACCTATGAACCCAATAGTCTATGACACCACACCAATCAGAACCGATATGGAATGGATAAGCGGTCTAGGCGATGCGCAACGCGGTGGTATTATGCGTGCAAAGACAGCAACAGAAGCCAATATACAGCAGGAAGGTATGGCGTCTAGAATGCAAGAGAAGATTGATATAACAGAAGATTGGTTGAAAGATATAGCTTGGTATTCTGCCGAAGTGTTATTACAAGAGATCGAACCACAGAGAGCAATAGAAATTGCTGGTCCACAAGCATTTTGGCCTATACTTAATAAGCAGCAACTTTATGATTCTGTTTTTATCAAGATAGCAGCTGGTAGTACTGGTATGCCAAACACCAACGAGGAGCGAATGCGTTGGATAGAGTTAATGCCGATTATAATGCAGAATATTCAAATGGTACAAATGATGCGACAATCTGGCGTTCCAGATCAGTTTAACCCTTATGTCCAATTATTAGAAGAAACATTTAAGCGCTTTGATGAGCGTATAGATATTGCTAAATTTTTGCCACCAATGCCTGAAGAAATTCAAAAGCACATGATGCAAAACATGATGATGCAACAGTCTATGGGCCAAGGACAACAGCAAGGTATGCCTAATGCAGTGCAGCAACCACCACCACCACAGGGCGCAAACGAGGTTATGAACGCTCCTAATAATAGAGTGATGCAGAGATCTAGAAACCAACATCGACCACCACAGGGAGAAATGTAAATGGCCGAGACGCAGCAAGCTGAAGAGGTACAGCAATCAACCTTTGATGTGATGTCGGAGGCATTAGATGACTTACACAGAGATGATCCGGTCGCAGAAGACGTGCCAGTTGAAGCTTCAGAGGAGAGAGTTGATGCCGAACCAGAGTCAGAAGTCGTCGCAGGATCAGACGTTAAAACTCCCACCTACCAAGAAGCTCAGGACGCACAGCAAGACACGGGGAGTGGGGATAATATTGCAGAAGAACCAGAAGAAGAATTTCAAGCAAGCGAGGGACTACAAGAGGCATCAGACTTAAATGCAGAGGACGCAGAAGTCTATGAGAGTTTAAAACCAAAAGCGCAGGAAAGGTTCCAACACTGGATAGATAGAGCTAAATCTGTGGAGGCTGAATATCAGTCATTAATGCAGGGAAACAACCAAATAGCTGATATTATCCAAACAAGCACGACAAACCCTCAGCAATTAGGTTGGGCTTTAGAGATGTTTAAAGGTTTGAATTCTGGTGATTATACGACAGCTGTAAACTCTTTAAAAGCCTTGGATAAATTCTCAGACCAAGTAGCTAAAACACTAGGTGTAGAATCTACTACAAATGAGAAATCAAGCTTTAATGATTTTGAAGATCTGTCTAATGCAGTAGAAAATTTAGAAATGAGTGAAGAGTGGGCGAGTAAATTAGCATCTCAAAGGGTTTCAGAAAACTCTGTCAACCAAGCTCGCAATAATTTTCAAGAATATCAAAATCAATATCAACAGCAGTCACATCAAATTGAGGTTCAAAAGAATACTGCTTTTCAGAACATAGAACATTGGGAACAAGATTTGACTGAAAAAGATCCCGACTATAGCTTGAAGAAGGATATAATGATAGAAATGGGTACTAAACTTGCAAACTCTGACGTACCACCTGATCAGTGGTTGCCAGTCTTGCAGAATCAGTACAACATGATCTCGAGGGGAATGACAGTTGCCGGAACCTCGAATGGTCAAGCTAGTAAACGGTCTCGGCCCCTAGCACCGGGTGTAGGCAACAGTGGCACAGTTAATGCGGCTGAATTAACTCAGGCAGAAGTAACACCAGAATTTTTACAGGCTCATTTGGATGCCATGCATAACTAACAGGATTAGATGAGAGCTGGATTCATCACCAGTAGCACGTATAGACCTTCGTGTGGTCACCCCTGTTCCACATAATTACATTCCTTTTGGAGGGAAATAAATGGCAACTCAAACTGCTTTACATGCCAATGATATTACCCAGCTAGGATATGTAGCTCTTCAGA